AGCAGCAAGAAGCGGCTTGATTCTTGAAGGACAACGGCAGGCGAGATTACACCTTAAATTCAACGACCCTTGGTCCCGCAAATGGGGTCCAGTTCACCCGCGCTATCATTGAACAGCATGTAGCGTCTCAGATTGCCGTCATGACGGCTGAGATCGCTGTGTTAAACGCGCGCCTAGAACAAAGGTTTGATGAAGCCTTTCCGACAGACGCGTCATCTCTGCGTCGTAAGCAGTGAGGGCGCGCCTTCATAAACTAGAAAAGCCAAGCAATATCAAATCTTTAAGGTACTTACCCATCCAACCAATCTCCACGAGGTCCGCCCCAGAGCGCACCCGAGCTAGTTGAAGACGGCCGCGACTAGCTTAAATTAAGTCAGTATGACTGTCGTAACCAAGTCCGCCTTCGCCGCGCTGTGCGGTGTATCTCGCGCTCGCGTCGCGCAGTGGATTTCTTGCGGCCAGGTCGACGGTGAGGCGATCGTCGGCTCCGGGCATCGAGCGCGCATTGATGCTGACATTGCTCGAGCTCAGCTGAAGGAGCGGCTCGACGTCAGTCAGTGGCGCGTCGCTAGTCGGGCTCGGTTGGATGGAACCGCTAAGGTAGATTTGCCACCTCAAGCGACCGCCGCGCCGACTGTGGAGGCGGAAATAAAGGCCGCGCACCTTCGTCGGATCGAACTAGCCAACGCGAAGGCTGAAGGTGAGGCTGCGATCGCCAGCGGGCGCTACCTCGTCGCTGAAGACGTTCGCCGGGAAGTGGGCGCCATCGCCGGCAGCATGGTGGCGGCCTTCGAGGGCATGATTCCGCAGTTTGCCGATGCTGTGGCCGCGAACTGGGCTGCGCCGCAGCCGGACGTGCTGCACCTGCTGAGAGGGGTTTGGCGGGCCGCCAGGGCTCGCCAGAGCGCCCTAGACGCCAATCCGGCCCATGCGCCCGACACTGTCTCGGAGGCCGCCCTTGGGCGCTCTGGTCGATCTTAAGGGCCTTATCCGAGAGGCCAAGGCCGCTGCCTGGGCTCCGCCGCCTGATCTCGACTATCTGGACTTCGCCGAGCGCCATATCGCGTTCGGCGCCGGCGAACCGAGGCCAGGGCCTTATGACCGGCGCTCGTTCGTCTATTTCGATGAGATATTGAGGGCGTTGGGTCCCGAAGACCCGGCGAGGATCATCACGCTCATGTCGAGCGCGCAAATCGGCAAATCGATTTTGGGCCGCATCTTCGCTTTGGGTAGCGTGACGATGGGGCGCGGCTCCGCGATGATCATCCATCCTTCGATCGAGAATGCGGAACGCTGGTCACGGATGAAGCTCGGACCGCTAATGCGCGCAACGCCGATCGTGAACGATGCGTTTCCGCCTCGCACCCGCGACACCGCCGACTCGGTGAAATTCAAGGAACGCGTTGACGGGTTGAGTTCGCTGCTGATCAGCGGCGCGAATAGCGCCGCCAGTCTGAGCCAGGTGACGGCGGCGTATTTGTTGGAGGACGATCTTTCAAAATTCGAACCGAACAGCGCCGGGGACAGCGAGGCGCAAGCCGATTCGAGGGCGATGGCGTTCGAGCACGCGAAGATTTTCAAGACGTCGACGCCATTAACGCGCGATAATTGCAGGATCACACGGAATTACGAGAGCGGCAGTCAAGAAAGGGGGCATGTCCCGTGTCCCGCGTGCGGTTGTATGCACGAATTGCTATGGGCCAATTTCCATTTTGAAGACCCGCGGTGTCCATATTTCAATTGTCCGGACTGCGGGGCAATTATCGAGGAAAAGCACCGCCAGGGGATGCTAGACGGCTTCAAATGGGTTGCCGCCAATCCGGCCGCCGCTCGGACGCATCGATCGTTCAGACTTTGGGCCGCATATAGCGTTTTGGTGTCATGGCAGCGCATCGCGGCGCAGTGGCATCGCGCACAAGGCGATAGCGCGGCCGAACAAGTCTTTTGCACTGACGTTCGGGGCGAAGCCTATGAGATTCCCGGCACTGGTCGACCTCCCGGCGAGCTCGCCGCTCGCGCTGCTCGAAGCTCTTACGGTCGCGGGCAGGTTCCGCAAGGCGCGCTGATTCTCGTGCTCGCGATTGATGTCCAAGGCGATCGATGCGAGTGGGCGGTGATCGGCTTCGGCGAGGGCTATCGAAAGTACGTGATCGATATCGGGACGGTGCCTCTGCACATCAGCGAGCGCGACGCGCAGCGAAATCTGGACTTGCTGACACGGCGGCCCTGGCCGAATTTCCGCGGCCGATTGCTTGAACCCTCGATAACGGTGATCGACGCCAACTTTGCGACCGATGATGTTCTCGGCTGGTGCCGGCGTCACCCGCAAAATAAGGTTATCGCCGTTCGCGGCGTTCCAGGCGACGGCAAGCCGCGCATACAGAGACAGCGCGAGCTTGACGAGAAAAAGGGTACGCCGCTGAGGTATCGCCGGCAGTTCTATAATGTTGGCACTTACGACATCAAGGCGAGCTTATATCGCGATCTTGAAAAGACTGATCCGAACGCAAGAGGCTTTATCTCGTTCCCCAACAATTTGCCGGCAAGATATTTTGAGGAATTGGTTTGCGAGAAGCGCGTCGCCCATAAAACGAGACGCGGGATTGTGTACACGTGGGACAAGCCGGACGGCCAAGCAAACGAACAGCACGACGTTTTTATTTACGCGATCGCCGCCTCGTACAAGGTCGGCGTACACGGTATTTCCGATGAAGGATGGGCGCAGCGGCGCGCCGCGCTTGAGGCTCCGCTGCTGCTGAGCGGCGCTCCCGGCGAGTTGCTCATAGCGCCAGCGCCGCGCCGCAGCATCGCCAGTCAACTAGCGAGGTGAATGTCGCAACGCGACGGTTGCGCCGCTTGTGGCGTCGGGCGCTGTCACCATATGCGGTCCATGAGCGCGGCTCGTGCACTTCCATCGATCGAAGATCCTCGCGATGCCCGCATTGCGGCGCTCGAAGCCGAGGTTGCCGCCCTTCGTCCATTCGCTCCGCCTCGACCGCCGGATGGCTGGGTCGCCGTCAAGACCGCCGCTTTCTTAGCGCGGTGCAGCGAGCAACTCATCTACAAGCGGCGTCGACTTGGAAAGTTGGAATCAACCAAGGTGCGATCGCGCGTCTGGATCAACCCGAGATCGTTGCCGATCGTATAAACGCGGCGGTGGCTTTATACGGCGACCACTGCCACGTTGCGTTCCATGGACAGCATCAACTCTGCACTGAAAAATCTCGAAAGCCGCTTAAGCCTGGCGCTCAACGCCGCGCAGCAAGCCGAAGGCGACCTCAATTCCATTCGCTTGAAGGCCGGACTTCCGCCTATCAAATATTTCCACCTCTCCGCCGCCGTCGTCGAGGAGCCCAGGCCCGTGCCCAAGGGCGGCGGCGTGACGCCGAATGCAGCCGAAATGATGCTGGATGCCGGACGCGTGCGCCGTGGCGAAGTCGTATCGATGGCCGAGGCTGCCCGACTACGGCTCGAAGAGGACAAACGCCGATGAAACAGGCAAGGATCGCGGAACCGATCGCGCGCACAGAGGCGGCGATCATCAATGACATTGTGGGTGAGAGCGAGCACCTTGGGGCGGCGGAGCAAGAGTTCTCCGGTCTTGAGGCTCGGCGCTCCAGAATGCTTGCCGGTGGCGCGGAGCTCGACGAGATCCATCAACTCGCCGATTCGCTCGCCCGCGCCAAGCTGAAGGTCGAGATCGCGGAAACCCGCCTCAGCGCGCTGAACCAAGAATTGAAGCGCTTCTACGCGGCTGCGGCGCAGGCTGCGGTCGACGCCGAATTAGCGCCGCTTGCGGTCATTGCCGACGAAGAGCGCGCAACGGTGCGATCTTATGAAGAACACGCCGCCGCGGTTGCTGCCGATCTCGCGCGGCTTGTGGAGCTCGACGCCCGGCGGCATCAAGTCTCCGTTGCGGTCCATCGTCTCACCGGCACGTGGACCCCAGCCGATAGCCCGGTCCATCGCGCCTCCCTTGGTCAAGTGCGGCTTCCGAGCGCTACCGGGGATAAAGATTTCTGGCCCTCTCAGTCTGCCGCGCTGATCGAGGTGCAGGCACGTGCGGCGCGCGATGCGGCGGCTTTGGCGGAATATCATCGGCAAAGCGAATGAGGGTCCTTGGCGATCTCGCGTGGCTTGACGCTCGCATTGCGGAGGGGCAGGCCCGCACTCGCGTCTATCGCGGTGAGCCTCGCGCTTCTCGGGGGGGGCTCAGAGAGATCAGCCTCAGATTCCGCCATCCCCTCCGCCGTCGCCGCCGCCCTTGCCGTCCTTTCCTGCCCTATCCGAAGCAATGGCGCACTACGTTATTGCCGCTGGGCGACGAGCCAGGGGGGAATCGCCGCCGGAGCCGGAGCGCGGCGAGGACGGCGATCGAGACAAGCCGGAAAAAGAGCCGCCGGAGCCGGGGTCTTTGGTTCTCGACGCGGTTCGACGTCGGCAGGGCAAAAAATAAATGGTCGTGAGCATCACCTACCCGAGTCCGGAAGCGGGTGTCAGCGTAACCTATCACCTGCCAAATACCGGCTTTTGCAATTGCACCGAAGACGATGCGCGCAAGCTCATGCACATCGTCGATGCTGGCGCGCCGTGGCTCGCGCTCATTGCGACGACTGGCCTTTCCGAATTCAGACGCGCGTTCCTGGCGACGGGGCTAATGTTCCGGACCGCTGAACCTGTTTCCAAGTATGCCGCTGGGCATTTCTTAGATGCCTCCAACGCCATGCTGCTCGAGCGTCTCGGCTCTTGCAGCGTCGGCGGCGTCGCATTCTTCGGAGCGATCCTCGCGCACGGCGATATTCGTTGGCGCAAGGCAGACGCAAGCCTCGGCCAATTGTTGGAGCTTGGGCTCGACCAATACCATGGGCGCCAGTGTGAGAACTCGTGGCGAGGTCTCCTGAGCGGTCAGCGCAATCTGTTGCCTCCAACCGCGCCTCGATCGGATCGCGCCCTGGCGGAGCGGTCGAGCGTGTCGTTTTACAAACAGGGCGCGGATGGGACGATGCGCGCCCTGCGCCCCGACGAAAGCTTGTGGTCGAGATGAACAGAATACCCTGCTGCCCGGGCAGGGTATCCGCGACGCGCTTAGCTCCTTTCGCGCGTTCCGGTCCGGGCAGGCTGGCGGGCGTCTTATTCTCCCGCCCCCCGGCCTGCTCGGCGCTCTTCAAAGAACCCCGGCGAGTTCCTCGCGCCGGGCGCGGCCGCGATAAGCTGCCCCGAACAGCTGTCGCGCCCGCGGATCGGCGGGCGCGGGTCTGGAGCCTGCGTCCGCCGATAGCCCGCTACTTTCTAAAGGGTGAGACCATGTCGACGCAAAATCAAGTTACGACCGCCGCGCAGTTGGGTCTCAGCGCCTCGCCGGAATTGTTCGATCTATGACAGCCAGACAACGCCGCGCACTGAATGCGCTGATCCTGTCTTCGTCGGCGCTGGCGCTGATGGTGCTGTCCTGCTCGAGGTGCTGATCCATGGCTGATGATGCAATGCGCGAAATCATCGACCGGATTCGCTCGCGGGACGATGACGCCGTTTGGAACACGAGCCGCTTAGCCGCCCATTTGACGCGAGTCGGATTGATGCAATCGCAATCGGCCGGCCGGTTCATGCCGCGGCGCTCGCTGGTCGGCTCGCTGGCGTCAGAGCCCCCACCTGTCGCGCCGGACGACCGGTGGCCATTTCTGAGAGTGTGAACAAATGGCGGTTAATCTCAATCTTACAGCGACGATTGTCAGCAACGGCCAAGTTTTTCCAGGCTGGGAGTCAATCGAGATTTGGCGCGAGTTCAACGCCACATACAGCTACATGAAATTTCGCTGCTCCGAGAATACTGATGGTGGCGCGATTCCGCTGGAGACATTGAGTCTTGACGTTGGTGACCCGGCCAACGGCTATTTGTGCGGTCAGCAAGTGATCGCCGGAACTGTCATGACGCGGCAGGTTTTCTACGACCGACAGACGCATGCGGTCGAGATCATTGTCGCCAGCTACCCGCAATCTCTTGATGCGGGAACGGTGGTCGGCAAGCCTGGCCAATACATCAATCAAACGCTCATGCAGATTGCTTCGTCGGTCGCCGGCCTCGCGGGAGTATCCGTTCGAATGGTCGGAGATCAATCGGGAGCGAATATGCCATTTCCAAGGATCAGTGAACACATTGGCGAAAGAATGATCGACTTCATCGGCCGTCTTGCCAACTGGCGCAATATGCATCTGACCGATGACGAGAACGGCAACCTCGTTCTGGCGCGCGGTCAAACGGGCGGCCAGACGATCGCGCAGCTTCAAGAAGGCCGGAACATCGAAGCATGTCGTATGGTGAAAAATTACCAGTTCGCTGCGGACCCATTGATCTTCCAATCTCAAACGCACGGGACGGATGCGACCAACGGCACCGATGCTTCGCAGAACGCGATCACCAAGAGCAATCCTAACTACACAGGACCCAAACGCCCGCAAGTCATCTTGGGCGACAATGCCGGCAACAAAGCCGAGGCCGGCATGGCGTTCAATCAAGCCCAGAACAATTTGAATGCGATGATGTGGGAAATTGTGGCGACCGTGCCCGGATGGACGATGGACAACGGGCAACTTTGGATCTTGGCGTGCTTTGGCTCGTCCGCAGCGTCAGGGCCCGTGCCGATCACCATCTATTCACCGATGCTCGAACCGAAGATGCCTAACATCAACAATCTGTTCGTGAAGGGCGTGAAGCACATTCAGGATAATCAATTAGGGACGCGCACCGAGGTGACGGCCTGCCTGCAAGCGGCATTGAGCGCTGACTCGCTGTCGGCGGGCGCCGCTCCGTATGGCGCCGGAACGACGACATATACGAATGCCCCGGGCGGACCGGGAACTGCGCGATGAGCTACAGAATCCTCCGCGAGGTTAATCCCAATCGCGCGGCCATCGTTTTCGAGTTTGATCCGCAAAGCGAAGAAGAGCTTCTGCGAGATTTTCCATGGCTTCGACAGACTGGCGTCTTTGCGTTTGGTAATCGTCGGTTATCAAATATCGAGCAGGAAGCGGGAGTTCCACCTCAAAGCGTCCATAGTCCACGACCGCGACCCAATGCGGCTCCTTCTCGTCTATTGTCATGGTTGACCGGACTAGTTTCACCTCGATCTTCGCCATTCCCGTGAGTCACCATCTTCTCGCGAAGTGCGCGATAGGATCGCCATGCCGCTCTGCCACACAGGCGGCAAGGTGAGAGGGGCCGGCCCGGGAGCGCAAACCGGGCCGGCCCTTTTCGTTTTGCCACAGCCGCTCCAGGACAGGCCAGCGCCGCCCAAGGCAGGGTGACGAGGCTACGGGCCCTTTCCGAGCCGATCGGCGAAATTGCGGCGAAGCTGCTTGGCCTGCCGATCTTCGCCCGAGAGGAGGCGCGCATGAACGCATCTCGCGACGAAGCCATCATTGAGCGCGTGAATCGCAGGTACAATCAGCCTGGCCTCCTTGAAAAAGGCCTGGAACTCCTCGCGGAGGCCCAGGAAGAGGCGCTGGCGAAGGCGGCCCGATGACTGCCCACGCCGATCGCCGCGCCGTCTTTGGCGCGATCCTGACAGCCGGAGCTTGGCTTTCCGCGCCCTCGTGGGCTGGCGCCGGCGCCGATCCTGTCATGGCCGCCATAGAGCGCCACCGGCGAGCCTACGAGGCCTTCATCACCGTTTGGAGCCAGACGCCCGTACTGGCCCTCCACGACCGCGCGAAGGCCGATGAAGGCGCGGCGGCGGAGTTGCGACGGTTCCGCGTTGGCCGTGAGGAGACCCAGCGGCCCCGTAACAAATCGGCGCGAACGCTAAGTTGACAGCGCTAATGCGCGAGGCCATTGTGATAAAACCATCGCGTTGTAAGCACTTCGGCCCGACTCTGAACGGGGTGATAGCACCGCACCGTAATGTACGTCGCTAACCCCCAGCGACGTACCTCCGTTCTAAGGGGGCTGGGGAGGGGGCGGCTTTCGGGCCGCCCTTTTTGTTGTGCAAATTGATCAGTCTCTCATGACCTCGTATCGTTTCCCTGTCGCGAACGCGGTTGTCCAACTTGTTGTTCGTCGCGGCCTCCCCGCCAGGAATCTCCCAACCTGAGCGGATGCGAATTCCCCCGCGCTTGAGCCCCTGCTCGCGCGGGGCATTTTTTTCTGCTGGTGCAGCTTTGGCATGTTAAGTGCATTGAGAAGGTCGCTCCTCGACGTACCTCCCTGGGGGCATGGCCTCGCTCAGAGCCTCCCCCGTATCTGAGCGGGGCCTTTTCGAGGCGCGGCATGAACGCGCTCCCTAACCCGCGCCGACTACTTCTCGGCGCGCTCACCGCGGGGCGCCACAGCCTCAGTGGCGATCATCCCGACGTTCGCGCGCCGGGGCTTTCGGTCGCTCGCCATTGCTACGGGTCGAGGCGTTCGGCTGCGCTGTTACGGCCGTAGCCAATAGCCCCGCGCCGGAAATGTGTTTGTAGCGGAGCCAGACCATTCTCCCGGCCGTCCGCAATAGGGTGGACATCGGGAAATTGGTCAGATGCTTTCGGTCAGCCAGAACTTCACTCGGCGCCGGGCGCCGGTTGCCGCCGTCGTGGCCCTCATCGGCTTGATGGCCGTCGCGTATTTTGCCAGCGACCTTGTCGAGTTTTTCGCCAACGCCTGGGCCTCCGCGACGCCGGATTACTACCCCATGCCCATCGTTCGCGCTCCCTGACGCACAACCGCGGTCGTCACCGTCGCGGCGTCTAGGCGACGCGCTTGGCGGCTAGACCGTGCCGGCCGACCGCGCGCCCAAGGCCTCGGCGTTCGCAGCGTCGGGGCTTTTGTTTGCGCAGCGGGGCCACGCAGCGCCTTGAGCTTCGCCAGGACGCCAGGATCGAGCCAGCTGCCATCTTCGGCGCGCTCCGGCTCAACAGCGACCGTTCCGAGCGCCAGCATGGTGCGGCAGAAAAAAGCCCCGCGCCGAATGGACCGACACGGGGCGCAAGCGCGCTAAGGGCTGGGGGGCTGGAAATAGCGCGCCAACGCCAGTGTCGCATTGTTCGCCCCACCGCCGCGTTCACATTGTTGTGACGCTCGATCGCGGGGGCCGGTTTGGTCCGCCACAGGGTGACGAGGCCCAGGCGCGAGACGCCAGCGTAGACCGGCTCCGTGGCGCGGCAAACGCCTATCTGTCCGCCTTCCTCAGCCTCACGCCAGGCTGATCTCCGTTGAGGAACTCGACCCCCGACCTTTCTAACGCGCGCTGAATTTTATCCAGCGTCACCGCGAGCGGGCGGCTCGTTTCTCTCTCGATCGCGGAGAGCGCGTTGACGCTGACGTTAGCCAGGCGCGCCAGATCGCGTTGCTCCATTTTGAGCAAAGCACGCGCGGCGATGATCTGAGGCCCCGACAGCACGGACGACTCGTTAGACGGCTCATTCAGAATATTCAATGACATTGGTATTGATTCCTAGCGTGGTTGTGCTCATATAGGGCGAGATGGAAGCCAATTCCAGCCTACCGGTGTCCCCGGCAAGGACGGAGCAAGGAAAATGTTCAAGGCCTTTATTATGCTCGACATACTCGCCTTTGGCGTGGTCATGGCGGCAAGCCACGGCGAGGGAGGGCTCCTTGCGGTGCTCGTGAGCGTATCGGCGTTCGTGTATCTCTTGCCGACGTTTATCGCTGGCTGGCGCAGGAACTCGCGAACCACCGCGATCTTTGTTCTCAACATCTTTCTGGGGTGGACGTTCCTTGGGTGGGTCGTCTCTCTGGTTTGGGCGTTCGCTGGCGACGCCGCGCCGATCACGAAGCCAGCCGCCGTATAAGGGAACTAACGGAGGATGACATGATCACTGACGAACACGACGAACTCATTCAGGACGAAAAAGTCTCAACCGCGAAGGCGGAATCCGACGCCACTCTCATAGCGCTCGGCGCCGCGCTGGTGGCGGTCGACGCGCTCATGAGCGCCTGTCCTGACAATGACGATGAACAATACGAGCGGTTGTATACCCATGACTGGGCACTCCGCGAGCAAATCAACAGGATTTCCGCCACCACAATCAAAGGGCTTCGCGTAAAAGCCCGCGCGGCTGCGGTTGCGCTCAAGGGGGATGAGGACTGCGAATGCGAAGGCGCCGGCTCATTTGTCGCTCTCGCCCGATCGATCAACCAGGACATCTTTTCGATGGACGCCGCCTGATCAGAACCGCGGCGGATACTAGCCAAGGGGCGGCCCCGAAAGCCGCCCTTTTTCATGTCATTCATCTGTCAACGGTTTCGGGCCGCCCCGGTTCTGGCGGCCTTTTCTTTGCCCCAGGACAGGCGGGAGCGCCGGCAGGCAGGTGATGCCGCCACGGCCCGAGATGCGCGTGTAGACCGGCTCCTAGTGGTTCAAATCAAACGCTTGGTACCCGACAGGCGATGTCTCAAAAGGGCGGACTCCGGTTGTTCGAGGACGATGCGGCGGACGACGGGAATGCTCGACTTTACGAGCCCGTCGGTAGGGCGCATTTTGTTGTCAGCGCGGGCGATTTGACACCGCGTCCTCAAGACGCGATTGTCGCGCCGCGCCGGTCTGGGACAGTGGGAGGCGGCGGTGTCAGCTTTAACAAGCTGGGCTTTTGCCAGGATAGCTGCGACTTCGAGCATCGTCGCCATCGGTATCGGAGGAGCGCGGGGAGGACTTCTCGCCTCGGCGGGGTTGGCCGCTGCTTTAGCGTCTGCGGCACCCGCAAGCGCCAGCAATGTGATCCTACCCCTTGAGATCAGCAATCAATCGGTATCTTGGGTGGGCGAAGGCTTGAACGGCAGTGGCGAGGGTCAAGTAAGTGGCACCTTTGGCACATGCGCGCCGGCCGCCGGTGGAAACAGCGCATGTAATATAACAGGCAACTTCGCGTTTAGCGGTGGCGGACATTACGATTTTCAGTCCACCGGGCCGTCGCCATACCAGGGTATTGAAACTACTCCCACCTCTGGCTTCTATGACTTTAAATTCCCGAATTCGACCCTCGAATTTACCCTCAACTTCAATAACGGGCTGAATGCAGCCTATACTACCAACTTTACCTTTACGTTTGATTTCGTTTCCGCTGACACAACCTGCACAGGGCTCATCACCTGCAGTCATGTGTTGGTCGGGGCGACTCCAGGTTCAACGATGTCTGGGCCAGTTACTTTTACACTAACAGTCCCTTCAGTTCCCGTGCCAGCACCCGCGGTCGCGGTAAGCCAAGTGACCGGCCCCACCGGTGTGGCGGACCGTTACAACTATCAATATAACGACCTTACGGGTGCTGGCGATGTGTTCATACCGATCATTGACCCATCTGCTCTCGTCCTCGGCTCTCTTCCTTTGAACGCGACTGTCATATCGGACTTAGCAACCATTCAAGCCGATTGGCCCGGCACTGGAAATATTATCCCCTTCAATGAGACTGTCTTTGACGTTCCCTCGGAGTTGCTGTTAGTTCCGGAAGACGGCGCGAACAGTCTCGATTTTTCCTTCCTTGACACCGATCTTCCTGTCGATGGCCCGATCCTGGCCGATGGAACGTTAATCAGTGATCCACTAGTACCTGGGTCTGCTGCTATTCCGGAGCCGAAGACCTGGGTAATGATGCTGATCGGCTTCGCCGGTCTCGGCTTCGCCGGCTATCGCAAGGGAAAGAACGCGAAGGCGGCTTTTGCTGGCTGAACGTCAACCGCCAGTCGAGTTTGGAGAGACCGCCGCAAGGCGGTCTTTCTGTCAGAGGGCCGTGTCGCGACTGTCGCTGGTTCCAACTCATCCGCCCGTGACCGCTGCCCCTCCAACCGCGCTCCGCCGCCAGGATGCGCAACGTCCGCAATACGTCGATTCCGGCTGTCTGACCGGCCGATTCGGCGGGTACCAAGCGTAAGATTTGCACCACTAGGCGCGGGAAAGCGCTACCTCATAGGGCCGCGCGGGCAACCGGGCGACCGTGCAGCGACAGGGCGGCTTTCGGGCCGCCCTTTTCGTTTGTTGGCTTCCTCTCTACTCCTTTCGTAGCAATTGACAGCACGGTCTTGTGAGGTCATTGTACCACAACCGGCGCGTTATATGGTGCCCCCCGGGGCCGCGCCGGCCGGCTTGCCCCGCGCCTGACCGCATCCGGGTGCGGGGACTTTTTTTAATTCGCGGGAGCGGGCCGCCTCTTTTTGCTGCGCGGGCTGTGATGGAGGTCACGGCGCTACGCGAGCCGGTGTGCTTGATTGGTGGGGAGAGCGGGGTTGAGGCCAGGAGTTTCCAAGATGTCCTATCACCAACGGCCACATGAGCTGCGGCTCGCGATTTCCTCCGAAGCGGAAGCGCTCTCTTCCGATTTTGGCAGCGAGGCCTACGCTGAAGCTTGTCGCCGCGCTAGTGAGGCAAGCAGCGATTCCCTAGCGAGGGATTGGAGCGTTGTCGCGGCTACGATCGTTCGCAGATCGGGCAGGCGCTCATCCGTGCTCGACGCCTTATTCGGTTGAAAGGGGCGGACCCTGATCCGCCGCCGCCGAGACGCCACGCCGTCGGATCGCCTCGCGCAGGCCGCCGACGCCACTATTGCCATGTTCAAGAGCAAGAGTTAGCCCGAGAGCGCGGGCGACGTTCGGGCCGCTCGGGGAAACCCGGGCGGCTTTTTATTTTGCCACCGGAATTGCCACCCAAACGCCTGGGACGGGCTATGACCGGGTGGGCGCTCGACCCCGCCGCGGCGGGGGTAAGCCCTTGGAAATCAGGCTTATTAGGGAAGGAACGGGAGCGGTCGTGACGACGGAGCAAGGTTTTGGAGACCGGTGCTCTACCAATTGAGCTACACTCCTACTAAGGCCGTTCATGCCGCAACCCGCGCCCGGACGCAAGGGTGGATGGGTTCCATGGGCCCGCTTGACTTCGGCCCCTCCCGTCGCCAGTTTCCGCGCGCCGCGCCTCCCCCCGTGCGGTTCGCCGCAAGGATTTGATGCGCACCTATCTCAGCTTTGA